GAATCGTAATGAACGTCTGAAATTTGCAGAACGTGGAAAGGTTGTTTTGCTGCGATTTTACTTTTAAAAACGTGTACGGTGCGTGAAATTTGTGTAAACATAAACGCGATAAATGAACCTGGCGACGATCACGAAGATGGCCCCATAAATGAACCAGCGAAAACGTGAAACTCGTTTCGGTTGCGGTGTAACCTCGGACGATTTTCGTTCGATGATTTTGGTTTGCTGGATGTAAACGGTGTCCGGCTTAACGTATTGATCGACGCGAATTGTTTTGTAAGTCGTGTCGTAATTTAGCGTGATGTTTGTTCGCTCGGTTTTGATTGTTTGCGGTCGCGTGATGAGCTGCGGCACGTCGATAATGTGCGTAAATGTTGCCGGAGGAATAACCACGGCGGTGTCGATTTGTGTGGTGATGCGTTCGGTTGTTTCTGCGATTTGTGGACGTCGGCAGCTCGCAAATAAGATGATGAATATCGGAATGAGATATTTCACTTCGTTGAACCGGTTTCGTTAAAATCTCTTAAACGTTTTCGGATAAATGCCGGCAAAAGGTCCGGTTTAATTTTGGTAATGTTTTCGACGACGCTCAACGCTTCGCGTCCAATTAACGCGGCGAAACCTACGGAATTTAACCAAGCGAAAACCGTTCGGCTAGCGTCGTTATCTGCGAAATTTGCAAGGCCGTGTAACACAACCAAAAAAAGCGCGTATAATATGACTTTAGTGAATACCTTTCCGAACGGCGACGAACAAAGATCGTTGTTTTTGTATGCGGCCCATACTCCGGTAGCCGTGTCGATAAGGACCATGACGGCCAGGAACGCGGCAAACTCCCACGCATTAAAAATATATTTCGCAAATGCTTGTTGTAATGTTGCGAATGTGACCGAAGCTAACGAGATGATGACCGATGATTTCATAATTGCAAATTTACGGAAATTCGCTGAATATGTAAATCAATGACGTTTAGTTCGTTGTTTAGTTTTTGTAACCGTTCCGCGCTCATTTTGTATTTCACGGTGTAGATATTGTGTCCGCGCGTTTTGTTGTGTCGTGCTTCGGTAAAATCGCGCGTAATGTATTCGGATTTTCCTTCGTTGATAAATTGTTGCAAATTATCGCGGTAATGTTGTAGGGTTGCGAGCGTGTCCATTAGTTTAGATCGTATTTTTGAATGAGTGAGTTTTGCCAATCGGTCACGTCGTCGGTAAATCCGACCGGGGAGCAAAACCCCTCGGAAGCGAACCAACCGCCATTGACGGCGATCGGTTCGTGTGAAAACTCCCAAATGTGTCCTGATTCGTCCACGGCGGCGAAATTCGCCCACGGAAAGTTAAAATGGTGTAGTATTATCATCGCTTTGAATGTTGATTTTCCACGCTTGCAAGCTGGTAAAAAACTTTTCGTTCCACTCGCGCCCGCGAAGGTCAAAATGTACTTCGGCTGATGTTCCGACGTGGTTTTGATCGATGAGCGTGGTTTTGTCCTTGATAAGCTCGAATTTAATTAGCTGCGGATATTGATCGAGCGTTTCGATAACAAACTCGCGTTTTTGTAGGGCGTTTTTCCCTACCTCGGTAATTTCGCCAACGTGATGCACGCGGCCTGTAACTGTGTAACTCATATTTATTGATTTGTGTTGTTTATTTTAGTCGGAAGCATTAACCCCCAGCAATTTAGTAAATTTTCAACGCTCGAATGAACCGTTTTGTTATTTAATTGTCTGTGCTGCCTCATTTCGATGTGCGTTTTCGATTCTGCCAACACGACGTCGTAAACTTCGCCCGGCGTGAATGCCTTTGTTTTTGGGCCAATATAAAGTGCTTTATAGAACGTCATCTAATGCGTTTAATGCGTTAGTAATTGTCTGCGTTAATTCCTCGCCGGTGATTTTTACATCGTTAAGTTTGACGAGTTCGGCGGCTAATTGTTTTGCGTGAAATTTAACCTTTTGTTTGTATGCGCTGGTTCCTTCGAGTTCGTCTAGCAGCTCCACAAGTAGCACGCTGACGATGTATGTTTTGATTTCGGTTCGGTTCATAGGATTGACAATTGTGATGTTGTTTGTTTAAATCGTTTTACCGCTGCTTGATAGTACTCCTCGTCGAGTTCGATTCCCGTGAAATCAAAATGCATTTTGTGCGCTGCGATTGCAGAACTACCACTACCTAAATGCGTGTCAAGTATCTTATCGCCTTCCTTTGCGTAGTTCATTAAAAGCCACTCGTAGAGCTTGACGGGTTTTTGGGTTGGATGTATTTTGTCAACTTGGTTGTGTTTGTGTATTGAGTAAGTAAATAGCTTTGCGGGTTTCTTCAATCCCATACTTACCCAAGCATATTCTAAAGTCGCAAAATTCGGCATGGCTTGTTGTTTATTCCAACACAAAAAATACTCGCTTGGGGGTAGTTCAAAATTATTAGCACCCCATATTATTTGATTTTTAGATACTCTAAACAACTCACTCCAATATAAACCGCTTGGTTTATCGTTGTTCACGGTTTCCATTCTTTGAAATCTTTTAGCGTGAACATCTTTAGTGCTTGGGGTGGCCGTTACGTTCTTAAACCTTTCAATCCCATAAGGCGGATCAACTATTGCGAGGTCGTAAAAATTATCCGGCGTTTCTCGCATTAAATCCATACAGTCGCCTTGTAATAAACGAACGGAATCTTTTTCGTATTTCATAGTATTTTATTTAAAGGTATCGCCGTCGCGCGGCTTCGGTTTCCTTGTGTGAAACGATACGGCGCGATTGGTTGCGCTCCGTTTATTCGTCTTAAAATTTTGTGGTGATTTTTGGACCATTGCGAATCGGACAGCACTTTCGTCAAGTAGTGCGACGAGTTCGCGATATAAACCTCATCATGTTGCACGGCAATACCGCAGCGACCTAAAACCATTTGCGACGTGTGAACGCTGGGCGTCATTCCGTGCGCTTGCGTGGCAAAATAAATTAGTTCGCCGATGGTCATGGCCGTTCGTGCGTAGTCGGTTTCGACCTGAACGCTTTGCTGCATAATGAACCGCAATAATTGCAATTCGTCGTCCATCTCATCATTGTCATCGTCGTACAAATTACGCGCGGCGATATATTGTTCCGCTTCGTCTTTCGTTGGAGCAAAATCGTTTTGCAGCATCCAACATCCGGCCATCATGGTGCCGATCTGATCTCCCAAACGCCGGTCCGACAACACCACGCCGACCACCTCCGAAAATGTCGCGGCTGCTTCAATTGTTGTAGGTAGTAACTGAACCGCCCGCGACCGAAACCCGGCGATAAACTTGTCGTTAATTAGCGACGTTATTGTTTTGTTGTATTCATCCCATCGGGCGCGCTGCTGGTCGTGGTTGCTGTTTTTTGTCAGTCCCAAAACCGTGATGCGCGAACGGTCGGCTTTCTTTGTTGCTTGGTAAACAATGGAACTAAACGCAAAACAAGATCGGATTCGAAACGATTTCGCCGCGTGCGTCGCGCCGCCTTTCATTATTTGGCCGCTTTTACCGCTTGACGCTGAACGCATTAAATTCAATATACCGTCCATTCGTTGTTGTGCTTCGCGCGTGTCGGCTTCAACTTCATCGAATAAAACCGGCAACGCTTCGCCGTCGAGCGTTTGACGTATTCCGGCCTCCGTCGATTCACCTTCGGGCGTAATTGCGATGTCCTCCAGGAGCTGCCATACCGTGTCCTTCATTAGCTTAGTTTTTCCAACGCCGGACGAACCTGATACCCAAATGTGCGGCCGCCAATTTAACGCGCCACAAATCGGAGCAACGAAACACCATCCGGCCAGCAGCTCGGCGTTTTCTGCGCGCTCCCAATTATACAACCGGAGCGCATCGACAAACTGCGTGCCTTGGTCCGCTGAAATTGGTTCGTTTAGTTTAAAGTTTATTGATTTTCGCCGTTCGTAAATGTATTCCGTATCGAATGCCCCGATGGTTTTTTGCACACCATCGACGATGAGTTTTTGCCCGGTGTGGACCACAACGCGCCCGGCATCCATCCACGCGCCCCGATTTCGAATTTTATCCGCATCGAACAAACCCACGCGCGTGCAAAGATTGATTAAATGCGCGACGGCTGCATCGACATCGACGCCATTTTTATGTGGAAATTTTGCGCTCCAATATGATAAATCGCTGTGTAATTCGCGCAAGGTTGATTTCGTTAAATGTGCGTTGGTGTATGCCGTCACTTGGTTTTTGTCGATGATATAAAAATAGTATGCAAGCTGCATCCCGTTTTTTGAATAACCGACCGGAACAAAATTTAGCGCGTTTTTGCGTTCTGCTTGCTCGATTAATCCGTCCGTGTCGCCGTCGGCGGCATCCCATCCCTTGGGCGCGTTTTGTGGCGCCGGAACCCAACGCGGCGCAATGTTGTAATGTTCGGCGATTGCTTCCATACATTTGCGGCCAGGTTCGTCGTTGTCCGGCCAAAACAAAACGTCGTCGGTTAAAAAAGAAAGGTCTGTTTTGCTCCATCGATTTGTTCCGCCCATCCAAGTCACGCCGGTGTAACCTAATGCGGCCACGGCATCGGCTGTTTTTTCACCTTCGACCAATATCATCGGACCATTCCCGACGATGTACGGCGGCGGATTCGTTGGAGCTTTGGATATCCATTGCCCGCCGCTGAACGTGTACGGACGTATTTTTTTATTTTCGTCGCGTGTAACTTTCACCGTATCGGAATAATGGTACACAGTTGGCGCGTCGGTTGTGAACGGCTGCGATGCGCTCGCATCGGGCGTTATTATTTCCTTCGGTTTTTGCTCCACGTGATACGTTTTGTTTCCGGTGATTTCCTTGACGATTTCGATTGATTCCGGCAACGTTGAACCCGTGTATTTTTGGACAAAATCAAACGCGTCGCCACCTTCACCGCACGCGTGACATTTAAAAATTCCCTTTTTCGGAACGACCGTTAAGCTCGGTTTTTTATCGTCGTGAAATGGACACGTCGCGATAAATTCCGCCGCGTTTGGTTTTAGGTGCAAGTAATGACCAACGACGTCGGCGATGTTAGTGGTTTCTTTTAGTTCGTGTATGGTCATAAGATTCGATTGCTTTAAATATCTCAAAAACTACTTGCGGAACGACTGCGTTTCCGTAAGCTTTTATTGATTCGTTTCGCCACTTTGGAAAGGTAATTCCGTCCAATTCGGTGGGAAGCCCATCATCTCCCCCACAAATCGGGGATTGAGTTGGGAAATTTTGCCAGTCATTTCCCGGCTTCGCTTCGTTTGACGTGCGATAATATCCTCCAGATTTCCCTTGTTTCTGTCGTTGCTGCAATTCCCCCCGGCTGCTCTCGCTCTCGGTGTCGGTAGCATTCCGTTCATCGCTAATGTAGGAAGTCTTGCCCCATAGACTACTCCCTGCGGCCCTATTTCCGAATAGCCCGTTTCGGTCACTATGACCTTTCTTTGTTTGCTCGCCCCCTTCCAATCTCTTGCTGATGTTGTCGGCAACATCCCCGAATATTTCACCTGACTGAGTAAGCTCCCGAATTGAGTTCCGTTCTTGTACCCGTTCTTCTGCGCTCTCTCCCTCATCTTTTGTGGTTCCTCGTCCGTCATTACACTTGTCGGAGTAAGCAACAAACCAAACTCTGTCGCGTCTATGCGGTGCGTCTTTGCCACAAGCTGGAAGTATAAACGGTTGGACTTCGTACCCTTGAGCTTCCAAGTCAGTTTGCACCTCGTCGAATACCATTCCCCCGTTCCAATTAACAAGCCCGCGAACGTTCTCGCCCACAACCCAACGTGGCTGAATCTCTCGAATTGCTCTAAGCATTTCTGGCCACAAATGGCGTTCATCATCTTTGCCGCGTCGCTTTCCGGCTGTGCTGTATGGCTGGCATGGGAATCCCCCCGTGAGTATGTCAATTCGTCCTCGGTGAACAGTGAAGTCTGTTTTTGTGATATCTTCATAGCTTATTGATTGTGGCCAATAATGTTTTAATACTTGTTGCCCAAATTTATTCCATTCGCAATGGAAAACGTTTTCCCATTGCATCCATTCCGCGGCTAAATCAAAACCGCCGATTCCGCTAAATAAACTACCGTGTTTCATGGCATCTCATCCGTTAGCTTTTTATACTTCAACGGCCTACCTTCGACGTTTTCCCATTTATTTATGTTTGTCGCGCTTTTTATGTCGATCACGTTCGCCGATTTCATCGCAATAATTTTAAGCGGGAACCCTTTTTTAATTTGCCACGCTCGCGAAAATCGTGACGCGCTCGCTCCGTCTAAACCGCGCATTTGGTGATCGGGCCAAAACTTGTCGAAGACATCCAAAGTATTTTCCACGACGTCGCGGCGCAATGTTCGCCCAGCTCCAAAAACTAAACTTCCGGAATAGTATTTCATTTCCGCGCTGTTGTACTTCCAATAATACATCGAAGTAAAACCAAACGCCAAACGATTTTCAATGATGCACGCCGCCAACCGTAGCCACCCGGCATCGGTGATTAAATCGTCGCTGCCTAACTGCATCATGTAGGCCCAATCGTCGTTTAATGCGTGCGCTAATAGTTCATTGTGCTTGCGTCCGATTTGCTCGTTTTTAGTCAAATAGATATTGAATTGATACGATTTAGCGACGTCCAAATTTGGCGTGTCACTTACGGCGATGTATGGAACTAATTTAATTCCGAGCGATTCAAAAATGAATTGCCCGCGTTGAACTCCTTGAAAACAAATATCTGTTATTTCCGGGCGTTCGTGTGTGGTAATTAGTAGTGCTATTCTCATTGTTTTGATTTGATTAAACGAACCGCGTCCGCTTCGCTGCGACAAACGCCCGCAATACCTCCGGCCTCGTTTACTTGGTTTATAAAGTTTATTTGTTCTGCTGTTGGTTTTCCTTTGGCTGTTTTCACTTCAATCGCCGTGAACACCGCGAACCGTTTTCCGGCGTGTTCAATCGTTGTCCATCCAATTAAATCGCTGCTGCCTTTAATTAACCCGGCGTGAAATGGACGCGCATTTGCGATATAAACGCCACCGTCCGCCGTTCGTTTTGCTGCTCCGGCCCAAGTTCGCCCGACGTTATTTCGGAATATCTTGGATCGTTCCCGGCTTGCGGCTAACATGATTCGTTTTTGGATTTCGTGTTCTCTCATCGTTTCCGTGCGTGATAAATTTTATAAGCCCATCCGATATTATAACCTCGCGCCTTTGCCAGCTTAATAAGATCGTCCAACGTTTGCGCCTTGCCTTGTTCCTTTCGTTTTTCGACGCGCTCGATTTCAATCAACTCGCCTTCGCGCTGCTCGATTTCGCGTGGTGATGGTGCGCGCTCGTGTTTGCACTCCGGGCAAATTTTCGAGCGTTCGTAAATATAAAAACATTTTTCACATTGGTGAACGCTCTCGCTATCCTGGACGCGGCCCTTTCGTTTTTCCGCCGTCAAGGTCCAACCGTGATCGTCCGTCGGCAACCCGTGCCGCTGGCAATTTCCAACGTGGTCGATAATAATCGCCTCGGTTTTTCCTTCGCTCGGTCTTAATGCGCGCCCTACTTGCTGCAAAAATAGTCCTTTCGATTGCGTTGGCCGGAGCAAAATTGCCGCGCCGATGTTCGGAACGTCGAAACCTTCGCTAATTAGATCGCAGCTGCACAACACCCGAACCGACTTGCCCAGCTCCGAAACGATGCGATCACGTTCGTCGCCTGGCATATTTCCATAAATGGCGGCGGCCTTGTGTCCGGCCTTATTGAACGCTTCGGCAACGTCGATTGCGTGTTGAACGCTGATGCAAAACACTACGGCGGTTTTGCCTTCGGCTAACTTCGTGTAGTGCGAAACAACGCCGCCCGTGATTGTTGGTTTGTTTATCGCTTCCACTAAATCGCCCTTGTGAAAATCGCCCATTTGTATGCGAATCTGCGACGTGTCAATTTTGGCCGGTGCAAAACATCGCGGCTTAACTAAATAACCGCTGGCGATTAAATCGGTCATCGTCGCGCCAATTAACATCGAATCGAATGATTCCGATAAACCTGAACCGTCCGCCCGGCATGGTGTCGCCGTCACTCCGATGACGTATGAACGCCAATTATTAACGATTCGCTGCCATGTCGTCGCGTTTGCGTGGTGCGCCTCGTCGATGATAATAATCGACGGCGGTTCGATTTCGTGTAAACGATTAACAACCGTCTGCACCATTCCCACAATAACGCGATTTGTCGGCGTTGGTTTCCCGGCTTCAATGGTTCCAATGTCGCCGCCATACTTATCGACCGTTTGCCGAAGCAGCTCCACGCGATGAACTAAAATTAAAACGCGTCCGGTTGCCTTTGCGGCGATGTGGTTAAATATCACCGTCTTGCCTCCGCCCGTTGGCAACACCAGCAGAACGCGCCGATGTTGCCGTAATTTATCGCGAAGGCCGTCTATTGCCTTGGTTTGATATTCGCGCAGAATCATTTTAGTGCTTTGTGCGTGTCGGTTAGCTTGCGAATAATCTCGACCGTTTTCGGATCGCGTTTACGCCATAGTTTGACCGTGCGCCATTGAACGTCGGCGGCCTTGCATAATTGCGGAACGGTTAAATTGACCTCATCCGCCATGTCTTGAATCTCCTTAAAAATCATATCTTTCCAAAATTTCGCGAACGTCGCCGATCGCTTGTAAATAACCTAAATTAAACATCGGATCTTCGCCCTTTGTGGCTTCCTCGACCTTTATCATTAACTCAATATAAATTGCGTTTTTCATTTTTCCAATTTTGCAAGCGCAGCCGGCGCGATGTTAAACGTTTCTTTGATTTTTGGCAGCGTTGTTTTTTTATCGGTCAATGCCTTGACAACCGCCGGCCATGCTGGGTGATTTTCGTCCAGCATCGGAACGCGCGACCGGATGCGAACCGCGTCCACCGTTTCCCCGAATGCGCTCACCTTCGTTTTGAATGCTGCGAAGTACTTGTTTTGCCAATCTTCGACGTATGGACCGAATAATTTTGCGATTGTTTTTTGGTTCGTGCTGTTCAAAATAAGCGGTTTGTTTTTGTCAAGGTGCGCGACTAAGCACGATTCGCGCCGACCATCTCCGCCGGTGACTTCCTCGCGTTCGACCTTGGTGATTTTCAAAATGACATCGGTTTGCTCGATATCCCAGCTCCCAAAATAATTGGTATCGGTTAATTTTTTGTAGTGTGTTTTCATGGTTTTATATTATTTCAAAGTTTATAATCTGCTGTTCCAACATTTCAATATACCTTCTTTGTGCATCAAACATTTGCGAGCACAAAACTAACTTTTTGATTACATCTTCTTTTGTGTATTTATTTGCTTCTTCTGTTGTGATAACTCTCATCTCAATTTAATTTTATAAGTGTTTTGGGTTTATACTAATTCAATAATTTCGTCGCTATACGCTGGCCATTCGCCGCGCTGTGTGCATTGGAGCCACGTTGTGACATTATCCAAATACAGCTCGCGCCCCTCCTCGCGTAGTCCTTCGCTCAAACGGTAAACGCCAACGCCGAACGGCGCGTTTTTTTCTACGGCGACAAACACAAAATCGGTCGGGCGACTACCCGTGGCCGCTTCAACGCCGTCGGTGTAAAATGCGTCCTGGACGTGATAACGATATTTCAGAACCGAACGCATGAAACCTTTTGGCGATGCGTCGTCGGTTGTTTTCAAATCGACGATAACACCGTCCGACGTCATCCAATCCGTGCGGCATCGGCACGCCGCGCCCGTGGTCGGTTCGTCGAATAAAAACGTCTGCTCTGCCATTCCGGACCGAAGCAGCTCGGCGGCTGCTGGATGCCTTAAAACCGCTTCACGCATTGCGTGGGTGCGTTCAACCTCGTCGGCTGTGATAATTGGCATCGTTTGCGAATCGCGCCATTCTCGTGCTTCCTTCGTTCGGAATGAATCGAACGGTGATGTGACGTAATTTTGCACGCCTTCTAAAATATATTCGTGAACGATGCGCCCGATTTTCATCGCTTCGGTTTCCTTCGTTTGTGTTTTGAAATGCGCCGGTGATCGTGCGATTTTGTCCAGACCGCTCTTACTAATTCGGTCGGTCATGTTGTGGTAATCTGTGATGTTCATGGTTTTGGTTGGTTTAAAAAACGACCGCGCCCCGTAAATTTGCGCGGCCGTTGGCAAGATTTGCGCCGACTAAACCCCCGGCGACATTAGGGCTGTTCTGTGAATGTTTGTGACGATTTGCATGGCTTTTGCTCCGGTTGCACCGGTTTTGATTCGTACCCAGCGCAAAAGTAAATCGTTCGCGCTGTGATAACCTTGTTTTTGAATCGCGCCGAAACGCAAACGGCGGCATTGTTCCTTCGTTAATTTCATGGTTTGGTTTGTTTGTTTCGTGGTGCAATATAGATATAATTTTAACACCGCCAAAATTTTTACATAAAAAAAACGGCCACCCCTTTCGAGATGACCGCTAAACCAAAACAAACAAACCAGGAAACCACCCCCAGCACCATCAATACAACCATATCGCGTCGAGCTTGTCCGGATCATTATCGACGTGAATAAATGTTTTTGAAATTCCAATGCGACGAAAACCAACGTCCAACAAAGCCGATACAATTATTAACCTTTGCGCGCTTGACGAACACGCAATGTCTGCCGCTCTGCCTTTTATATGGCTGCTGCCTTTTACGCCGCCAACCTTCGCGTTCCATTTTAACGTTCGCACGCCGGACGTAATTACAAACGGCACGTCTGCGATGTGTCGCGCTGCGTCGAGCATCTGCAAAAATTCGGCGTTCATTGTGCGACCGCTTCCAGGTTTGTCGGGCGAATCAAATTCAGAATAATCAAAGTAAATCATATGCCTATAGTGTTTTTTACGACTTGATTAACGATGTCGGTTAATTCGTTCACCTTTGCGATTATTTCCGCATTCGTGGCCGTCGCTTTGAGCTTTGTAATATCTTCCCAATTTTCCGGCGTTAATTCTGTTAATTTCATGATAATTCTATTGTTAATGAAGGACGAACCAACGT